CCCGCCACATCCAATCCCAAGGCCACGGCCAAGCCGACCAGGCCGAATCCTCTACGTACCGCCCCCCTTTTCTCGAAACCACCCCGGCGCAGACACAACCCCAACCGATCCCCATCCTGCCCCCAGCACCCCAACAAACCGTAATGCCCAGCCAATCGACCATGCAGACCCTGCTACTAGTGGCCCTGATAGCCGTGCAACTCTGGAGAGAGTACCGCCGACGCCAAGGCCTGCCCCTCCTGCTAGACGACGCATCCTACCAGCGCCTGATAGACGCCATCCGACGCTATGGGACACCATCCGACAGACCGCCATCGCCATCCTAACGATACCTAGACGCTGGCTAGCCCTGATCGCCACCCTGCCCATCTACATACACGCCCTAGCCCTGCTGCTACTAGCCTGGCTAGCCACCCGAATACTCGCCGCATGGAGGAGACCCCGACCATGACCCGCATCCGCCACGTACTAGGCCCGGCCACCGCCGAGACCCTGCACCGCCTCCACCGCGCCACGAGATACACCCCCCGCGACCCGAGCCACTACCCCTACCCCACCACCGAGACTATCGCCGCCCGCATAGCCTACGACGACCAGGAGCGCCCGCTAGCCCGAATAGTCAAACCCACCCCATACGGCCCCATAGACACCGACGAAACCATCGCCCAACCGAGACTCACCGGCCGCAAACCCCCACCCGAAACCCTAGGCATAATCACAGCGGCAAACGCCGACCGCCCCACCTACGTCCCCGCCATACCCTGCTACCTAATCCGCGGGTACATAGACCCTACCGGCCCCTGGCTAGTCACCCCACAAATCCTCGCCCACCCATCCGCCGACCGCATCCCACACCTGGAGACCGACTCAGCCACCGGAAACGACCGCGTAGCCCTATGGAACCCGCTCGGCCTACCACTTACCCAAGGCCACATAGGCATCGCCATCTACTGGACCCAAGCCTCCAACGTCCTAGACCCAACACCGCGCCATTGGGCACTGATCGCCGCATCCTGCTAGCCCTATGCCCGCCACACCCTGCCCACCACAACCAGCCAATTGCACTCTCTGCCTAGACCCACCGGCCCCGAAATGCTGGAAAGTAACACCTGACTACGGCCCCTTAAAAGACCGTACCTACTACTTCCTCCCCGCCCCGCCCGACTACCAATTCGACCCCAGCCCGCCCGACGCCTTCGGATTTAACATCCTGATCACGGACCCCTTCGCGGGTTGTCGCTGGACCAACGCCCATGGTTGGATATACATCGGACCCTGGATGGAACCCGTAGCCCCAGGTTACAACGCCCTCCAGTACTGCGGCATGCTCATCGCCATCCGCGACGGCGACGGACAATGGACCGCCTACCTACCCCTCGTCGGCACCGACACCTGCCCCCCCAACGCCTGTGACCCCAAAGCCTACGGACCACCCTACCCGCCCATCGAACCCTGCACAAACTGCGAGTCAAACTGCACCCACCAAAAACGACACCTACCAATCGCTTTTTGCGAAAACATGGCCCAACCCCAGCCCATAGCCTGGAGCGTCTACGGCCCCCCGACCCACACACCCATCGACATAATCACCATACCCTTACAATGGGGTTGCCAATGGAGATATTGGACCAACGACTATTTCCGACCTTTCGTAATAGAAAACACCCGCTACCTCGGACCAAACCTAGTAATCGACAAACCCCGACCCGCAATCTACCGAGCAAGCCTATCCTTCTACGCTATCACCGACATCCCTTGGTTCAGCAGCTACCCCGAACCACCACCAGCCTACCACTACTACAAACTCATACCCCACAAACCAACGATCGAAGACATCGAAGCCACCAACTGGATACTAAACCCCAACTACCGAGACGCACTTTTACCCGGCTGGGAAACCTATGACTGGGAAACACAACCCATAGTGCGACACTACGAACCCTTCAGCACCGAAGACTTGCTCGGAACACCAACCAACCCACCAACCCACTACGGACACCCCGGCCCACTCCCCCAACAATTCCGCCTAACTTACCTGCCAACCGGCCAGACCTACATCGCGTCCCCTACCTGGCAGAAACCCGGCGCAAACCCACTCGCACCAGCCTACACCAGCCCAGGCCCCACCCTGCATCACGACGCCTGGCCAGACGACGAGACCCTACCGCCGAATACCGGCCGCTGGTATATCATCCCCGCCGCAAACCGCTGGCGCGGCGGAACCCACACCTATACTAACCCCACGCCAACTATAGCAACGCTGCAAGACGACGACGGCCCCACATGGACGATAGAGCCCGCCTAATCTGCCACCCGATACCCCACACCGACGGCCGCCACTATTGCCCACGCTGCGACCCACACCGCCGCCGACCTCTACTGCCCAGCGACCTCCGCCTATGCCATCCCACACTCTGGACCACCGCCACACGCTTCGCATCCGACCTCACCCAATGGCTAGCCGCCGGCGCACAACTCACCCCATTACCCCTGGCCGAAGCACGACTCGCCACCTGCCGCCAATGCCCCCATTACCACAACACAACCGACCACTGCGACCTGTGCGGATGTAACATGCACCTAAAAGCCCGCATGGCCACCACGGAATGCCCGGCCAACCGCTGGCCAACCTGCATCCCAATCCGCACCGACACGCCGCCGCCAAACCGCCGATACCCTAGCCCCTCTTGGATCACCCTTGACCAACTACTACGAGACGCGCTTACCCTGGCCGACGACCTTGCCCAGTACGACGCCATCTACGCACTGCCCCGCTCTGGACTATTGCCAGCGACCGCCCTCGCAACACGCCTGGCAATGCCCCTGTACGCCATGACCCCACATGGACTCCAACCGCTCAACTACGGCTACCGATCCGCAGCAGCCTGGAAAAACCACCGCCCCGCCCGCCCCGTCATCCTGGACGATACCGCTTTCACCGGCCACGCCCTGCGCCCCTACCGCGACACCTACCCCACCGCCACCGTCTATACCACCGACCCAAGCCTAGTCACCCACTACGCCTACATCCTGCCCCCGCCCCACTGGCTAGACTGGCACTACTGGCACAGCCCCCACATGGCCAACGCGATCCTGGACCTGGACGGAATCATCACAGCCAACCAGACCGGCCGACTGCTACGCCGCCCCGTAGCACCCCTGGCCATCTGCACCGCCCGCGGCCCCGAATTCGCCGACGAGACCCAGCGACTACTAACCCGCCTGGGACTCGCCGACGTACCGCTATACATGGCAAAAGACGCCACCATCTACGACCCCGAAGAAGCCGCCCAGTACAAAGCACGCATATACGCCCAAAGCCGCGCTACCCAATACGTCGAATCCGAAGACCCCATAGCACGCCGCATCGCCGAATTGGCCCGAAAAACCGTAATCTGCCCCACGACCGCCACCGTCTACTACGTACCATGATCGTCGACTATGAGCGCCGACTAGCCTACGTCCACATCCCGCGCACCGCCGGCACAAGCATAACCTACTGGTACGCCCGCCACGCAATCACCCGTTCTACCCTGATCGACCTGGCCTGGCATAAGCACGCCACCGCCTCCGACATCGCCGCCGCCTTCGGCGCCGACATCACCCTCTGGACCGTATGGCGACCGCTCCCCGCAATACGCCGCAGCCTGGCCCGACTAGCACGACGAGACGCCGCGCACCTAGATGACCTGCCGCCACCCTGGCGAGAGACCCTGCGCTCCCTGGACCTATCCCTACCCGACCACGAGCTAGCGATAGCCCTATGGCCAGCGGCCACCGACGACGAGACCTGGCGCCGCTACTGGCTAGGCGACCACCACGTCCACCTACTACGCTACGACCACCTGGCCGACGACTGGACACGCTGGACCGCCCGCGCCGACCTGCCACGACTGCCCCTAGTCCAAAAAATCCCTTGACACCACGCGTCCCACGGTATATCATGCCGATATAGTCACGGCCACTGTGGCCGCGACCCAACACGCACCCATACAACAGGAGAGCCCAAAATGAAGTACCTCCTAAACAGCGCGGTAATCACCAGCCCCGGATTGTACCGCTACTCCAAACTCACCCCAGACGACGCACGCCACTGGTACGAGCAAGCCCTAGCGTCAGACCCAATCGCACCAATATCAACCATAGGATACGCCGAGACGGCCGCGGCCCTGTCCGAACTGCTCGGCCGCCCCATCATCGTCGACCGGCGGACCATCACGATGGAACCGGGAGACGAAGCCCTAGTCTTCCGCCTCGTCCTGCCCCCTGGTTCCCCGCGCATTGACCCCACCGACAAGGGCCGCCTAAGAGAGATAATCACCCGCGGACACTGGGAGCTAGGCCTCCTGGAGCGCCTGGACTAGCCCCCTGGACAGCGGACCCGCACACACCCACAATTCAATGGCCGCACACTGCTAATGTGCGGCCACCCTAACTGACGCCTCCGTGAACCGCGGCGGTTTACCTCCCCTTTTCCGCCGCGGCCACTGTTGAAAGCGTCTAGTGGTAGGCACGGACGCTACCCAAAGCGCACGACGCCACCACTAGACGCCTTTTTCTTTTCACACACCACCGCCGCCAGAACTGTCACGATTACACCACGACCGACGTTATATCAATGGGACATGAAAGGAGAAAAAAATGTACACCTACATCTACGACCCATACCGCTTTGTAATAATTGCCGCCCGCGAATCAGAACTACTGCTTGCCGCTAACCGGCGAGCAGAAGACCACCTTTACCATCACGACTTCTCCGCCATAGTCGGAGCAATGACCGACCTGCTCCGAACCCATACCGCCGTCAGCCTACACCACCTAACCGAAGAATACACCCTCGTGCGCCCGCACGGCCTACGCCACTACTACATACGCAGACGGTATGACCGCGACCGCGGCACCGTCTACGACTGGTACTACACCAGCGCACGCGGCAACCAATCCGAAACCTACACCTGGCAGCCTCCCCAGCCACTGCCTGACTGGTGGTTGGACCTGCCCACGTACTTCGCCCTGCTAGCACAGCGCTGGCAATCAGCCCAGCACAAACGCTTTTACATACGACTCGGAGACACCCAACCATGACCGACAAATGCCGAATATGCGGCGGAACCTGGACATGCCCAGGTTACTACCACCGCATCATCCTCCGGCCAACCGACCGAGACGACCGCCAATGGCTACCCGCGGACGCGCCGGCCCCCGGCCCAGACTGGATAGCCACCCACCGCAAACGCCGCTGGACGCTATGGTACCGGCGGACCAAACACGGCCTACCACTGCACCTCTGCGGTTCCCGCCAAGCCGAGCGAATCTATAGCCACACCGGACTACGCCTCCCCTGGGCAACCATGGCCACCTACGCCTATCACGCCGACCCTTGCCCTGACCCCGACCAGCCAGGCCCCGGATATATACCACAGCCGGACCAGTAGCAGCCCTAGTGCCATCCTGCTATAATGCCAGCAGGAGACACTAGCTATGACCACCACCGCCAACCACCCCATACAACACCTAATCACCACCAACGTCCAACGCTGCATGGCCGAGCGCCGCCTATCCTGCAATGCGCTGGCCAAAGCCGCCGGTATCCCCCAACCTAATCTGCACCGTATCCTACGCGGCGACCGCCGATGGACCCTGCACCACCTAGCCGCCGTAGCCGCCGCCCTGCACGTACCCACCGCCGACCTGCTAGCCGACCCCGACCGACCCCGCGCCACCAAGCAGCCCCGCCGCACCAACCCCCAATTTTCTAATTGACAGCGGACCACCATGCACCACTACCCCCTCTATTGGGACGCCACCGCGCCAGCGCCCCCCCCACCACGCACCCATACACACAACCGCACCCCCCTTTTGCTATGTGACATCTAGGCCGCCGGCGAAAACGGGAGAAAACCAGAAAACTCGCGTATTTTCCGAGAAAAACCGCACATTTCCGCGCAACCATAACGTTGTTGTGTGACACTTTTCCAAGACTCACCAACCCTAATTTTCTAAATGTGACAACCCCCCCTACTGGATGACACGCCCCCCAAAAATTTTTAAAAATTTTCGATCAAGCCCTTGACAGCCTATGCCGAAATGATATAATACAAGGAGAATGAACGTTAGGGGACGCGCGGCCCCGAGACCCGCGCGGGGTTGAGCGGCCACCCACGAAACGGCCGCAGCAAAGGAGCCGTAACATGGCCGAAATCACGAAAGCGCAACAGATCGCCCTCGGTCTTGCTCCCCTGGACGCAACAGATTGCGTGGAAATCCGCGCGTCCTGGAGACACTTCAGCACCAGCCTCCGCACCGGTTACGAGACCCATAGGCTGGTATGGAGAAACGGCGAATGGCGATACCTATCGCCACGCCGCCTCCCCAAGCTCTGCTACCAGACCCGCGATGCAGAGATTTGCGAGACCGTAGCCAATGGGGAGCTGATTGCCCAACACGAGCGCGGCGGCCGAGTAGAAGCAATCTACCTGGTCGATACTAGCGGCGAAAAACCGCTGCGATCGCTCGACTTCCGCCGCACTGCGGACGGACAGCTCCTCATCTCTGTTTCAACCTGCGATGTAGTGAAACTGCCCGACCCGCGCCGATAGCAACCAACCGCACACGGACGCCGGCCGCGGAACGGAAGCCGCGGCCTTTTCTTTTGCGCTTGACCGGCCTACGCCCCCCTGATATACTGCGCACCCATCGAAACCCTAGGCAAAGGCCCGGCCATGATGGAACACGCCACCGCCTACCTGGCACGACGCCCCACACTGTCGCCCCGAGCGCGGACCCGCATCCTCACCATAGCCCGACGACTGCCCCCCAATCCCACCCCCGCCGACCTGGACCACTACCTAGGAACCATCGCACACCTACGCCCCGCCACCATAGCCACGCACGCCCGCGTACTCGCCGCCCTGGCCCGACACGCTCGCCTCCCCTGGCTCCCGCCACGCATACGCCAGACGCTAGACGCACCGACTGCCTGGACCCCCGACGACGTAGCCCGACTACTGCACGCAGCCGCCCACTACCCACCGCGCACCTACTGGACCACTGACCCGGCCGCCTACTGGACCACCCTCATCGCCACGGCCTACTACACCGCGGCCCGTATCGGCACACTACTAGCCCTGCCCTGGACCGCCTGGCAAAGGCCCCACCTCGTCGCCCCGGCCACGGCCACCAAAGCCCGCCGATACCAACTGTGGAGACTGCCCGACGACCTGGCCGACCGGCTGGACGCACTACCACGAGACGCCGCCACCATCTGGCCCGCGCCCAGGAGACCTAACACGATACACCGCGCCCTACGCCGACTATTGGCCACCGCTGGACTACACCCACCCCGCACGCCTCGCCAACTCTGGCACCGACTACGACGCTCTGCTATCACCGCCCTGGCCAACACGGACCCGATAGCCGCCGCCCGACTCGCCGGCCACGCCGACCCACGGACCACCTACGCCCACTACATTGACCCCCGACTACTCGCACCACCACCCGCACCACCACCCGTACCGTTGCCCCCGCGCCTGCGCATCTACTCTTGACACGCATTATATCGCTCTGATATACTGACGCCACACTAACACCACGGAGACACGACATGGACCTAGTCACACTGGCCACACTCCGAAGAATAGCCCCCTGCACGGCCAAAGACCTGGCCGACCGGCTAGGCATCCCACTACGCACCGCCCAACACCGCCTACGGCGACTAGCCGACGCTGGACTAGCTAGACCCGGCCCCCGATACACCGCCTGGACCCTGACCCCAGACGGCCAACACGCCCTAGCCCAGCTACTCGACGCCACCCCCCCGACTTGTGCCACGCCATTGCGCGACGGCGCAACATCTTGCGCCGCCGCGCAAAAACTTGCGCCGCCGCGCAAACTCTTGCGCGACCGCAAAACCACGCAACTAACCGACAACCAACAACTTACGCTATTTTCAGACTGGCACGCCAATTGCAATAATACTGTTACTGTATCCGTACCCGTTACCGTAAGTACTAATCTATCTAATACAAACACTAACGGAGACGGAAACGGATACGGAGACAGTAACGGCGACGACGACGAAATCTACTCACACCCCGCTATTGCCCCACTCGCCCAAACGCCGATACCGCCTAGCACACCGCTAATCGGCCCCATCTGGGACGCCCTGGACAAACGCACCATCGAGACCCCACGCCTAATCGCCACCTGGTACCGCCGCGCCATAGCCAGCCCCCTGCCACCGCCCACCCAGCCCACGGCCGCCGGCCTAGCCCTGACAATCACTCACTGCTACTACGCCACCCGCTCCCCCAAGCACCGCCGACCCCACAACCCCATCGGATACCTCGTCTGGGCACTGACGCACCATAGACACGACCACGTCCTGCACCTATTGCCGCATGGCGCACGATACACCCAGCTAGTCCTGCCGGATATACTCACATGTACCGACGCACCACAATAGCACAGACCTACGCCATAGGACGCTCTGCCGCCCACGGACTCGCCACGATATACTACGCCCTGTATCGCACGACCGACGGCCGCTGGCTCGCCCTGGAGAAACGCCCCGATGGACTACCCCGCCGATACCGCACCCGATCCGCTGCCTACCGCGCCATACAGCGACATGTCGCCGCACACCGACGCCCGACAAACCCCAACAAACGCCGAGAACCACGCACCACACGGCGACATGTCGCTGGTTGCCGATAGGTACTTCCCGGCCACCCCAGGCCCGCCGCCCCAACCCGAAGACCCGCGCGAATCGTCCGACTTTCTTTCACCCGACGCCCCACCCCGAATGCTGATCCGATACACCGGCAGCAAATGGCGGCTAGCACCCCGCATACTCGCCATAATGGAGCAAATAGCCCCTAAAGCCACCACATACACCGAAGCCTATGCCGGAGCCCTGGCCGTCTACTGGAGAAAACCACCCCACCGCACCGAAGCCATCAACGACCTTGACCACCACCTAACCACCACTTACACCATCCTGGCCGACCCCATAGCCTGCCAACAACTACAACACCGACTTGCCCACACCCCCATAACCCCCAAACACTTCCGCCTAGCGCACCTAATCACCCAGGAGCGCATACCCGCGACCCCGCTAGACATCGCCTGGGCAACCATAACCTTCTACCGCCTGGCCTTCCGCACAAAACTGAGCACCCCAACCTACAACCCGCGCCGACCCAACCAACTGCCAACAGACCTGACACCCTACCACCAACGCCTACGCAACGCCTACATCGATTGCACCGACGCCCTCGCCTTCCTCGAACACTGGGACGGACCCCGCACAATACACTTCGTGGACCCGCCCTATCCCACCCGCGTCAC